ATACTATTGAATTGCTGCGTCGTTCCTTACATGTTCTTGAAATGGAACAGGAACAAGCAGGTATTAATTTGCATTTGCATTAAAAGTATGATATAATATATGTGTAGTTATTTACTAAGGAGAAATAAATGGAACAAGCAAAACCAGTACCAATCAAAGCCGACCTCTTCTGGGCTTCATTAAATGAGAAGAACAAAATCTCTGAGAAGTTTCAGGTAGATCTTTGCAACCTATCGAAGGATGCTGTGAAGACTTTGATGGACATGGGCATCAATGTAAAGAACGATGCTGCTAAGCCAGATCAAGGATTCTTTGTCACTGCTAAGAGTAAGTTATATCCTATCCTTGCAGTGGATGAGAAGGGCTCACCAATCAATGTTAAGATTGCTAATGGCTCTAAAGGTGTAGCACTTATCAAACCATACAGCTACAATGTTGGTGGTAAGAAAGGTGTCGGAGTTGGTATCAGTAAGATTGTAATTAAGGAACTGATCGAGTACACTCCTAAAGGAATGAACTTAGCTGATATCGAGGAAGAAGCCCTCTAATGCAAACAGCCCTCATTGATGGGGACATACTAGTATATCGCATTGGCTTTGCTTCAGAAGATGAAACAGAGTCAATAGCGATTTCTAGGTGTAGTGAATTCTTAGAGAACCTAATTCTCTTCAATGGCTTTGAAGATTACAAAGGGTACTTAACAGGTGGTGATAACTTCAGGCACGAGATAGCTAAGACTGCTCCGTATAAGGGTAATCGTAAAGCTGCAAAGCCTAAGCACTACGAACTCCTCAGAGAGTACATGATTAAAGCATGGAACTTTGAGCTGATCGTAGGACAAGAAGCTGATGACGCTCTAGGAATTGCAGCGTATGCTCTTGAGCCTGGTGAGTATTGTATTTGTACTATCGATAAAGACTTAGATATGATACGAGGAGATCACTTTAATTTTACTAAGGATCTTCGCTACTTCATTACTGAGGAAGAAGGTATTAGGAATTTTTATAAACAGATTTTAACTGGTGATAGGGTCGACAATGTTATTGGGCTTAAAGGCATTGGAGAAGTTAAAGCAGAGAGAATACTTAAAGAATGCAAAGACGAAAACGAAATGTATACTGCTGTCCTGGAGGCTTACCAAGGCGACGAAGCAAGGGTACTGGAGAACGGACAATTGTTATGGATAAGAAGACAGTCAAACGAAATCTGGAAACCTCCAAAGTTATCTACGTCCAGTGGGTCGACGCAGTTGCCGACGCAGGATGGGAAGACGAAGTCAAAGCAGAAATAGATCTTTGTCATACTGTAGGGTTCTTGATTAGTGAAACAAAAGATGCTTTATGTATTGCGTCCACAGTGTCTAAAGATAATAGTAACGCTAGGATACATATACCTAAGGCATGGATAAAGAAACGAAAGGCAATTAAGTTTGAAACCACAGTCAGCAAAAGCAAAAGGAAGAAAGCTACAGCAGTGGGTGAGAGACCAGATACTCCAACGATTCCCTACGCTGAGCACTGATGATGTCAGAAGCACAAGCATGGGGGCGGGTGGAGAGGATGTTCAGCTTAGCTCGGCTGCTCGTAGTGTTTTTCCTTTTCAGGTTGAGTGCAAGAATCGTAAAGCTATTGCAGTCTTCAAAGATTATGAACAAGCTCAGACGCATGGATTAGTCGAGCCACTCGTAGTCTTGAAGCAGAATAATAGTAAGCCTCTTGTCTTAGTAGATGCTGAGTACTTTTTTAATTTAGTAAAACGTGGTAGTTAGTTACAGAAAGTTTCTGCTGTATAAACTGCTACGGATTATAAGGAAAATAAATGTCAGTAAAAATAATTGAATGGAAGGTTATCGGAGATAAAGATAACTTTACTGTCCTTGGTATGGATGAACAAGGATGGATTTACTTTTGGAGGGACGCTAAATGGAACATCCTATAAATAGATATACGTTTGAATTCGTAGAAGGCGATGAGACAGATGCACGTCATGACTTTCCTTTTAATAAAGAACTTCGTCATGAGTTTAGTATACCAGCATCGCAGTCTTGGGACTATGTAGTGCGAGAGTTCCTAAGCTTTTTATCAAACATCTATGGCTATGACATTAAAATAGAAGGATACAATGACGACCCACTTGATAATACCAGACTGCCAGATCAAACCTGGTCATGATTATAATTACTTACGAGCTATAGGAAACTACATTGTTAAGAAGCGTCCTGATGTTATTGTTAATATTGGCGACTTTGCGGACATGCCTTCATTATCAAGCTACGATAAGGGAAAGAAGTCCTTCGAGGGTAGACGATACAAGAATGATGTAGTAGCAACACAAGAAGCAATGAACATCTTATTAAAACCACTGCGTGACTTACAAGCAAGACAGCGGAGGAATAAAGATAAGGTATATAAACCACAAATGGTATTAACATTAGGGAATCATGAGCATCGTATCAATCGTGCAGTTGAAAACGATTCGATGTTAGATGGTACTATATCTATTGGAGACTTAAAGTATGCTGAGGCAGGTTGGGAAGTTATTCCTTTTGAGCAGCCAGTTATTATTGATGGTGTTCTATATGCCCATTATGTTACTGCAGGTGCTCTTAATCGCCCTGTTGGATCGGCAGCAGCCATTATCTCCAAGAAACACCAGTCGTGTGTTGTGGGTCATCAACAAGGTAGACAAGTTGCTTATGCTATTCGAGCAGATGGCAAAACGCTTACAGCTATAATTGCAGGGAGTTGTTATGAACACGACGAAGATTACATGGGTGCTCAAGGCAACCACTATTGGAGAGGTATTGTGGTCTTACACGAAGTTCATGATGGTTGCTTCGATGAGATGTTTGTTTCCTTAGACTTTTTAAAGAAGAGGTATTTATGAATCCAATAGCAATGCCTAAGCCTTACGGCTATTCAGATAATTGTCCAGGTGAAATAACCTTAGAAGAATACTTTCGTAGACTTCAAGTGGAAGAGCCTGAGTTAACTCCTAGGGATACACAGGTAGGAGGTCAGCACTATCACAAAGGAGATGGTATACAACCTTGGGATATTATAGAAGCTTGGGAGCTTGACTTTTGGGAGGGAAATGTGGTAAAATATATACTACGTTGGAAACATAAAGACGGACTGCAGGACTTACAGAAAGCGAGACACTACCTTGACTACATCATTAGTAAAAATTCTTAACGAATCACATAAATTTTTAGAGGAGCAGAAACCAATGAAGACAGTAAATTTTAATAAGTTTTTTCCAAAGGACAATGCATTTGTAACAGTCGATGGTAGCTTTACAGATAAAGAAGACTGGCAAATTAACTTAACTGTTCAAGCAGATACAAAGAACGCAGTGAGCTGGTGGTGCAGCGACTGGAATTACAAAGAAAGTGTAGAACAGTTAAAAGCTTTTCAAGACGGTGCTCAGAAAGCTATAGACTTCATCACAGCTTGTGCTACTCAACCAGCCAAGGCAGCTAAAGCTAACGCTACTAAACGTGCTGCTAAGAAAAAGTAAATGAACCGTACTCTTACGCTGCCAGAGTTAAAAGAACGGTTGAAGAGTTTAGATGAAGTAATGCTTCTGGAGCTACTCGACATAGCTTCAGAAGACTTAGTAGAAACTTTTAGCGACACTATCGAAAACAATTATAATAGACTTCTAAAAGAAGTAGATTGGGAAGAAACTGAATGATACCTAAAGATAAACAAATTAACTTCTATGCGATACGAGATCAAACAACTGCTAATCCTGCTTATCATTATGGTATGGATTTGATAAAGCAAGGTGACTGGGAGTATGGTTTTTATCTGCATGAGTTACGTTCGTTACCTGATCTTAGGTATCCTCAAGGAGTCAAGACTGATTTTGTTAAAACACCTGTCTGGATTCCTGGGATGAACTGCAAAGGAAAGAATGCTATTGTTTGGTCTGAAGCAGGATGGGGGGACATGCTGCAGTTTAGTCGCTTTATTCCTCTGCTAAAAGATGCAGGGATTAAAACTGTAAAGTTATTATTTCCAGATTCAATGACTAGAATACTTAAAAGGTTGCCTAATCACGATGGTCTTTTTCTACCTCAGGAGTCTTTTCCTGGAGCAGTAAAAATTAAAGCGATGTCGCTGCTTTATTTCTTAATAGAGAATAGAGTTATTCCTGCTAAGCCTGTTGAAAAAATGTATGGCAGTGAAGGTATCTTTCGTAATCCAGAGATTGTAAAACCTAAGAGAGAGAAACCACTGCTAGGTTACTGCTACACTACATTTAACAATAGCTGGAACATGCAGATGAAGCAGATGCCTAAGGAACTAATGGATAATTTTATTAAGCAGCATCCTGAAGTTGACTGGGTATCGTTGCAGCAAAACGATGGCTTTATTACTTCAGATAAATGGAGCGATACTGCTGATCAGATTCAAACACTAGATGGAGTAATCTCTGTGGACTCAGCGGTAGCTCACTGTGCAGGATCTGTTGGAGTACCTGTAGCAAATCTTATTGGTCAAGAAAGACTAGCATGCTGGAGATGGTATCCTAAAGGTGAGAAAACCCACTGGTACGATAGTATGAAGACTGTTTGGTTTGACACATGGACAGAAGGGCTGGAAGAAGCATTAAAGCATTTTACAGTTACTAAGAAAAAGAAACAAAGTAAAACAAAGAAAGAGGTAGCATGACAGAATTTAATACACCGTTTAGTACCGTAGGATATATCACATACAAAAGGACATACGCTCGTCGATTGAACGAAACAGATCCTGCTAGTCCTACAGAAGAGTTTGAAGACACAGTTAATCGTGTCGTAGCAGCATCTAATACCCAGCTTAATTGTGGCTTTACAGAAGCTGAGCAGAAACGCTTACAGAAATACTTGATGGAACTGAAGGGTACTGTAGCAGGTCGCTTCTTATGGCAGCTTGGCACTGACACAGTAGGTCGTCTAGGTCTAGCCAGTCTACAGAACTGTGCATTTACTGTGGTAGATCAACCAGTACGTCCCTTTACCTGGGCTATGGATCTATTGATGCTTGGCTCAGGAGTAGGCTACAACATTCAGCGTGAGCATGTTGCTAAGCTTCCTCCAGTTAATGTTAACTTCTCTGCTCCTACTCGTGTAGATAGCAGTGATGCTGATTTTATCGTACCTGATTCTCGTGAAGGATGGGTTAAGCTCCTAGGTAAAACACTGAAGGCAGCCTTCTTATCTAATACTGCTACGACCTTTACTTATTCAACGAAACTAGTACGTGGTAAGGGTTCTCCTATCAAAGGCTTTGGAGGCACTGCTTCAGGTGCTGAGGATTTATGTTGGGGTATTGCTAAGATTAGTGAGATCTTAGAGAAGAGAGTAGGTAGACCAGTACGTTCTATCGACTGCCTCGACATCATGAATATTATCGGTGCAGTAGTAGTCGCTGGTAATGTAAGACGTTCTGCTCAGATTGCTATTGGTGATCCTGATGACGTTGAATACTTGCTGGCTAAACGGTGGGACATGGGTAACATTCCTTCGTGGAGAGCTATGTCTAATAACAGCGTAGTATGTAACGACTTCAAAGATCTACATGAGTATTTCTGGGATGGGTACGAAGGCAAGGGCGAGCCTTATGGTTTAATTAACCTGAAGCTCAGCAGAAAGATTGGAAGACTGGGAGAGACTCAGTATCCTGACCCTAAGGTTATGGGTTACAATCCTTGTGCTGAGCAGTCCCTAGCTCCGTATGAGACTTGCTGTTTAGCTGAGGTATATCTATCTAACGTGTCATCTAAGGAAGAGTTTGTTGACATCTGTAAGCTACTATATCGAATCAATAAGCATAGTCTTGCACTGCCTTGCCATCTCGAAGAGACTGCAGATATTGTGCATAGTAATATGAGGATGGGTATTGGTGTAACAGGTGTGCTACAGGCGACAGAAGAGCAGCGTAGTTGGTTGTCTGATGCGTATGAAGAGCTACGAGCTTTTGATAAGGAGTACAGTGCTAAGCATGGCTTTCCTGAGTCAGTAAAACTTACCACTGTTAAACCTTCAGGTACTCTGTCGTTACTACCAGGTGTAACTTCTGGTTGCCATCCTGCGTATTCTAAGTACATGATTCGTAGGATTCGTATCTCAGCAGACCACTCACTAGTACAAGTCTGTCGTGATCATGGCTATCCTGTGGAGTATCAGCGTAACTTTGATGGCTCAGCGGATCATAGCACCATGGTAGTTAGCTTCCCATTCTGTTATCCAGAGGGAACAAAGCTGGCTGCTGAGATGACTGCTATTGATCAGTTAGAAGTTGTGAAATGGTTGCAAACTACTTGGTCAGACAATAGTGTTTCCTGTACAGTGTACTATCGTAAGGAAGAACTACCTGAGATTAAGAAGTACCTTGCTAAGAACTACAAGCACAACCACAAGTCCTTGTCTTTCTTGCTACACAATGAACATGGTTTCCATCAAGCACCATTGGAGGAGATTACTAAAGAGCAGTATGATGAGCTAGTCGCTAAGACTCGTTTGATTACTAAGATTGATGAAGCAACCTTTGACGGAGGGGACGAATGTGCCAGTGGTGCATGTCCAGTTAAATGAAGATTGAACTGCTATGCTTAACTGAGAATGAGGATGGGTCTGCTGATATGGAAGTAGAGTTAGACGAAGAAGCTAAGATTCTTCTCATTCAGGCGGGCTTAGAAATCCTGATCACCAGAGCAATTGATAAATACAAGGAAGAATCAAATGAGTCTTGAACTATATTTTCTCACTGGATTTATGGTAGGTTTTGAATATGTCGCTGAGTATGATGATTGTCGACATCTGATTGTAGACTTAGGAATATTCAGACTACTGTTTTCTTTTGAGTTGTAACTTAAGAGCCCCTTCGGGGGCTTTTTTCATTGGAACGGACGAGTACCAGCTTTATCAATAATCAAGGCTTGTCTTCGGGGTTTATCAGCAGTGCCATTAGGAACGCTTAGATGAGTCCAGGAGCTGAATTCTTCTATGATCTGATCAAAGGGTATGTCCGAAGCAATGCAAGCCTCTACGACCTGTTTAGGGGTCATTCCAGGGACTCTGATATCAGCAGCACAACCTAGCCTATGCTGGCTAGTGTCCTTACTACCGACAGAGTCGTTAACTGGTTTAGATCTAAAGCCTGAGTTAATCATTATTGGCTTACCTAGGAGACTTCTAACCTGCTCAAGCAAAGCTGCTAGTCTAGTTAAGTTAGCAACCTCACTAGCGTTAGGGGTATTGTCTAAGTTCTTACGCTCAGCTACTTCAGAGTGAGTTAACTCTTCTAAGGTAAAGTTATTGCTTAGGTTCATCTTTCTTCGCTTTCATATCCATAATCTTCTCTAAAGTACGACCACCAAAGTATGCACTCATAATAAGCATACCCCACTGACCTAGTAGATTGACGTATGATTCCTTAGCATCGTAGCCAAAAGCCGACATCATGGCAAATAAGAAGTATCCTACAAAGATAGCTACTAAAGACATAGGTCGTATATTCTTAGACAGCCAAGAATCACTAGCAAGATCAGCTTTCCAACGATCAGAGATATTGTTCTGCTCATTCATATCAGCGTTTAACTCAGCAAGCTTTCCTTCCTGCTGCATCTGTAGTAGTTCTTTCTGAGCCTTTGCCTTAGCTTCTGGATCAGGAATAAACTTATCTAAGACTTTCATCCCAACATCGAATAGTGCCATCAATGGTAACATTATTTATACCCCCAGGTTAGATACCAAGCAATGACCGCAGCCACTGCATAGCACATGAACATTGCTCTACGAACCTTTGCCAAATCTTCTTTAAACTCTCTAGTAAGTTCATTGTCTTGTTTCTCTATTTTTTGTTTAACGGATTCGATTTCACCCCAGCGTTTAGTTCCATGCTTTCTTATGAAATCAGCTTTTACTTTTGCTTCCTCAATGCGAATGTCTTCTTGACGTTGCCATTCCATTAATGCTCTCTTGAAGTACTGCTCTTTAAAGACCTGTGTTTCTCGTATATGTCTCTTACGCTCTAAGTCTTTCTGCTGTGCTACTGCTGCAGCGTCCTTCTGTACATCGGTAATACTCTTAGTAATAGACTTACTAGCCTCACGACTAGCATCCATACTACTTGTTACAGACTTTGCTCCTTCTATAAAACCAAATTGATCTGACATATATCATTCTTCTAGTTCTATTCCTTTTTTAGCAAGTCTTGCTCTGATGAACTGTGTCCTAAATTCAGGGTCTTTTATCTTTTCTCCAAGTAAAAGATTTGTTGCTGCTTGTCTAGCTTTACTCAGTCCTTTTTCTAAGATTACTTTCTTTAAAGCATCAGGAGCATTTTGATATCCTGGAGATGAAATAATACTAGGTAGAATTGTATCAGCATATTGACTCGATAAAGCTTGATATTTAGCCTGGTCAACACCTTCTAGTTCTACACCACGAAGAGTCTTACTAGGTAAGTTATAGTCTACCTTAGTACGAGCTACTTCTTCTTGTACTGCATTGCGTATAGCAGGAGCTGTTTGTAAACCAGTATAAGCTGCAAAGCCATACGATGGATTCTCTCTTGCTCCTCCGAATAACTTAGACTGTACTGGTAGTTCTTCACGAGAGGGAATAGGAAGCCCTAATCCAAAGTCAGGGATACGATTTTGTACTGCTTCGCCAAAGCCAGTGACAACACGAGCATAAGGATCAGCAGAACGTGCTGGAGCTGCTACAATAGAAGGAACTAATAAGCCAGCAAATCCATTTATAAAGCTACCACCGTAACGCTCTGGATCATGTACTGCCTGTAGTAAACCAGAGATACCTTCTAAGTATGTCTTAGACACAATGTTCTTAGTTACACCTGCTACGACATCAACTACTAAATCTTTTTCTTTCTTAGAATCGTAGGAGGGTTTATCTACATATGTACGCACTGCGTTAATACCGTCTACTGCAGAACCTATGATAGTTGCTAAAGGTTCTACACGAGCGTAGGAATAATATGTATCACCAATACGAAGACTGTACTCAGGAATACCAGCAGCAATCATAGCGTTACGTTTAGCAGCATCCTTAGGATACGAACCAGTAACAGTATCGTCAGCTACCTGCTGAGCTAGTGCAGCAGTTATACCCATGCCAATAGCAGTTCTTGCTATCTTAACATCCGTAGGAGTATTCTTAGAGAAGACACCTAATGGAGTATATGACAGAGCATCCTTCATGATGTTGATAGGAGTCTTAACGAATGGAATTACTGGGGCTATCCAAGGGTTTTCTGCTCTCAAACCTAATAATTTATTACCAAAATCACCTAAGTCAGCTTGGAAAGTAGCTTGTTTAGCAAAGTTACGCACATCGTCCACAAGTTTAACACGAGCACTATCAGGCAACGTAGCTAACTCAGGAGCTTTAAGAACATTATCTTTCCAATCTATGGTCTTAGTATCTACCTTACGTAGGGCATTATATACAGTCTCTACATCGCCATACTTACCAGAGGAAGCTAAGCGATAGGCTTGAGCATTATATTCCATACGACGGAAGATAGCCTTGAAGAACTCGTCAACACCTACGCTAACACGACCAGGAGTACGTACTACTTCTCCTAAAATCTTCTCAGCTTTAGTAGCACCTTCTTGAGCACCGATAGCACCACGAATTTCAGGCATTGTTGCATCTAGCGGAGAACCACGTAAGAATCCTTCCTTAGCAAAGAATATAGATTCTAATGTTCCATCCATTAATCCTCTGAATGCAGGAAGAACTTCTCCAATCTTAACAGCACTTGCTGGATTGACTGCTTGTAAGATACGTTCAGTACCTAGTAGTCCTACCTTAGCAACACCTGAGAGTGCGTTAACTGCAGGGGTAGCTATACCAGAGATGAAAGAGTTAACTACAAACTCACCAAACTTATCAGCCCATCCTGGTTGTGTAAGATTCTTTTTTATTAATTTACCAGTAGATTCGTTTTTATTAAAACTTGTACCAGAAGATGCTTTAATTGTAGAGATAGCATCTCTTAATGCATAAATATCTGTGAGTTCTTTGCTGTTATTCTTAGCTAGTCCCTTTAGGATTTCCTCAGTAGAGCCAATTACTTTCTTCTGAGCTTTAGCTGCTGCTAAGGCACGACCAATATTAGATACGTTGCCAATAGCAGAGAAGAGAATAGGTTTAACTTCATCAAAGTCTTTCTTAAATACTGCAGCAATCTCAGCGTCAGACATGCCAGCAGCACGACCATTTAAGAATAACTCATCGATAGAGTTAATCATATCTACACCACGTTGTAGTGCAGGGATGTAAGCATTGATTAGATCACGACCACCTAGTTCTTGTACCTTACGATTGAGTAAGAAGTTCACTGCGGAGTCAGCAGGAATATTGAGAGGTGTTGTGTCTAGCTCAGTAGCTATAGCTCCTTTGTTAGCTGCTACGATACGAGTAAGTAACTGCTCTGGATCTTCTGCTTTGTATCCTGTTTTGAGATATGCTGCTAAGTTCTGTTCACGTAATGGATTATCTGCACTGAATGCAGCAGTAAGCCTAGACGTAGGTATATTAGTTAGTCTAAATGGAGCGTCTGTAAAGAAAGCACGATAGTCTCCACCAGCAATCTCATTGGTCAGCTTAGTAGCTAACTCAGAATCTTCTAACTGCTGGAGTAAAGGAACAATACTGTCTTGTAGTTCAATGTTCTTAGTAGCAGTTACATCAGCAATCTCTTGAGCGATAGGGCTTAGTGGCACATTGTCCTGAGTAATGCGACCTGATCCTCCTAAGAGAACAGCACGATTATCTTTAAGTTCTTTACCAGCAGTAGTAATAGCTTCTTTGCCGTACTTCTGAATCAATGCTCCGATTGTACCACCGAGAGCACCTCCTACGACAGCACCACCAGCAATGTTTAATAGACGACTATCGTCACCATAGACAGGCTCTAACGCACCCATCACAGCACCAGCTCCTGCGATGTTACGAGCACCTTGAGCAGCAGTACGAGCAGCTCCTAAAGGAACTAAGTTAATAGGATCTAAAATGTTTCCAGCAATCTGTGAGCCATACGCTGCAACAGGACGTTGCTGAGCCATCATCCTGAACTCAGCTTCACGTTGTAGATCTGTTTGTTGGATTTGACCAGGAGTTGCTAGGCTAGAGATTCGATCAGCCGTTGGAGTTCCCTGCATCTGAGTAATTAAATCTTGCTCCTCAGTGGGAACTGTAGCAGACGGAGCTCCTAAGAGTTGAGCTGCTCCACGAATGGTAGAAGTAACACCACGCTCTAAACCACGAGCAATAGTCTCTCCTACACCGTACTGTGGCTTGTATAACTGCGAAGCTGCAGCAATTACTTGCTCTTGGGTTGCCCCTTCAGGAGCTTCAAGAGTTAGTGTCTTACCGTCTGGAGCTTGGATTGTAAATACTGGCATTACTTAACATCCACTATTGTATAACCTTCTAAGCTCATTGAACTACTTGTTGGTTTTTGTGATGGCTTAGTTGGAGTTGTTCCAGGAGCTGCACCAAATAGTTCTTGGCTTAAAGGTTTAACACGTTCTTCGCCTGTCTTCTTATCAATAATAACAATGTGTGAAGGAGTAACACCATTTTGTGCAATAATTTTAAAGTCGTATTTACCTGAGGCAATCTGTTCTTGAAAGTTACGAGCTTGAGCTCTTTGAGCCTCTGTCTGTGCTCCTTTAAGTTCAATATCAGCAATCTGTTTTGCTCTATCAAGATCCCTAGCGTAAGTAACTTGACCTAGTAAACCAGCTAATTCATTGGCTTTATTGTTTCCTTCTTCTGTTCCTGACGCACGTTGTTTAGTAATCTCAGACATAAGCTCGTCAGGATTCTTAGCATAGTAATCAATCTGAGCAGATTTAGTTTTAAGCTCTTCGCCTCTGGCTTTAATTAAATCACCTTCTACTCTACGTCTTTCTTGATTAGCCATCAGAGCTTGTACGCCTAATCCTGGTGTTTGTTTAAAACCTGTTTCTAAGTTCTTAAAGAAAGACAACGGATCGTTAGGATCAGAGTTTTGCATAGCAGTGTTGTATACATTTTGTATGCTAGTTAACTTCTGTAATACAGGATTAGTAACTTCAAAGAAGCCACGATCTTGTACTACGTTAACTAAGCCACGACCTAGTAATGAACCAAGCTGTGCTCCTAGTTGATTCTGTGCAGGTAAAGCACCAATACGAGCTTGTTCTTGTTGAATTAACTGTTGACGATACATCTCAGGATCTGCTCCGAGCATCGTCTGATAGTTACCTAATAGTGGATTTACTGGCTGTCCCATAATTATTCCTTAGAATTGAAAATCTCTAGAAGACGGTTGATATTGTGTTTTAGGAGTAGGATTGTAAGCCATAGCACCAGCACCAATCAAACTAGACAGGAACTGATTGTTCATCTGCTGAGCTTGTAATGCAGAACCATACTGTGTCTGAGCACCTTGCATCATACCTCCAAAGTAACTCTGAGCACCTGCGGATTGACCAGGCTGCTGAGCTGATCCTAATTGTAAACCTAATTGATAAGGCATCTGAGCCATATTCTCTACTTGACCTGATAGACCTAGCTGAGCTTGTAATGGAGCATAAGCACCTGCTTGTCCTTGTACTTGAGTACCTAGGAGACCAGCACCAGAGCCAAACAAACCAGCACCAAACTGTGCTCTTTGCTGTCCTGCTTGTTGTGCCTGAGCAGCTAACTGTAGATCTTGTTGACCTAAAGCATTATAATATGCTTGTAACTCAGGAGACGCAGGAGCACCACCTGTACCAGTTTGAACTCCTAAGCCACCACGACCACGAGCAAACAAACCACTTCTAACATTAGATAGTTGAGCTTGTCTGCTAGGAGCTAGTAAAGCTTGTTGACTTGAGATGTAATCTTGAGCAGCTTGCTCTGGAGATGTAGCTAAGTATTGCTGACCTAAGTTAAACAAACGCTCAGAAGCACCAGTCAGTGGAGCATACTGACCTTGTACTTGTTCTGCTTGTGCTAACGTAGGAGCAAATCTACCAAAGAGTTGATTCTGCAAAGCAGATAACTCAGGAGCTGGTGTGTATCCTGCTGCAGAAATATAAGGAACACCAGTCTTAGGATCTATCTCACGAGTAAACTGAGACGTACCAAATCTGGTAGTCATTCCCACAGGACGGAACGCAGAGATATTAGCAGCGTTTATACCCGCTTGTCGTTGCTGTTCTGCTGCTGCAGCTCCTGCTTCTCGTACTCCACTAGCCCCTGTAAAAGGATCTAAGATACTACTGACTATACTGCCCATGTTTGCTCCTAATAAATATAGTGTATTTCTTATCGTTAACTTCTATAGGTTTTAATACTTCCCATCCTGTTACTTCACCAAACTTAGCAAGCTTAGTGTTTTCTTCTTCTACTAATGCTAATAAAGGAACATTAGTAAGATACTGCAATAAGTTTAAATCTTCTAAGTACTTCTTCTTTACTTCCTGCGACCACTTATGTACATCTGTATGAAACCACAATGCTGCATCGTGT